TCGAACTGAACAAGCGGAGTCTGCTGTTTGATGCGCCGTATGATTTTGACGCACACTGTCGGTATATTGAGTGGAGCCGAGAGCCCTCGAAAAGGTTCTACTTGCCAAGACGGAAGCAGTTATATAGGGTTGCAAAGGCGTTGCAACGATTGGCAGATAATGAACTAGACTTGCTGGCGATCTCGCTTCCACCCGGGGTTGGGAAGACCACATTGGCCTTATTTTTCCTTACCTGGCTTGGAGGGCGAAATCCAGAGAAACCAATCCTGGGTGGTTCTCATTCGAACGCATTTTTGCGCGGAGTATATGACGAGTGTATTCGTATTATGGACCCGCAGGGGGATTATCTTTGGAATGATGTGTTTCCGGTAGTCAAGGTGGTCAAGACCAACGCCCAGGATATGATGATTGATCTTGGAACAGACCCGAAGAAGGGAAAGCGATTTGCAACATTGGAGTTCTCGTCTGTTGGGTCAGGAAACGCAGGTAAGGTCCGGGCTGAAAACCTGCTTTATTGCGATGACCTGGTTGATGGCCTGGAGAGTGCACTGTCGAAGGAACGAATGGATAAACTCTGGAATCTATACGCAACAGATTTGCGGCAGCGGAAAATTGGAGATTGCAAGGAGCTTCATATTGCGACTCGATGGTCGATCCACGATGTTATAGGCCGATTGGAACAGTCCTACGGGGAAAGTGGCCGGGCGGAGTTTATTGTTATGCCAGCGCTAGATGAGAATGACGAAAGTAATTTTGACTATGGAAACCATGCTGGATTTACTACAGCGTTTTATCATGAACAGCGTGAAGTAATGGACGATGCAAGTTGGCGTGCTCTCTATATGAACCAGCCTATCGAGCGCGAGGGTCAGTTGTATAGCGAGGATGAACTGCGCCGGTACTTTGAGCTTCCTGATAGAAAACCAGATGCAATTCTGTTTGTGTGCGATACGAAAGACAAGGGCACTGATTACTGCGTCATGCCGATCTGCTATCAATATGGGAATGACTTCTACTGCGAAGATGTGGTATGCGATAATAGCAATCCGGAGGTTGTAGAGGCGCGATTAGTGTCAAAACTACTTCAGCACAAGGCTCAGATGGGCCAGTTTGAAAGTAACAGTGCTGGTGGTAAAGTAGCAGAAAAAGTTCAAAAAGAAGTGAAAGAATCCGGGGGAATCGCAAAAATAACAACAAAATATACTACATCAAACAAAGAGACACGGATCATAGTCAACAGCCCATTTATCAAAGACCGTGTTTTGTTTAAGGATAACTCTGTCATAAAAAAGGATAAAGAATACAGGAGAATGTTAAATTTCCTTTGTGGGTACACGATGGCCGGTAAGAATAGAAATGATGATGTCCCAGATGCGTGGAGCCTTTTTGCCGAGTACGTCCAGCAACTTGAAGGAAACAAGGTGGAGGTATTCCGGCGTCCGTTTTAAAGCGCAAAATATTGTGTACAAACTATTGATAAACACTATATATTGTGATATAATAAAGCTGGTAGGTAGATTCCTACCACCTGTCCACCATCTTTTTTCTCACCTCCTTCACACGGATGGGGTGGCGGCAATAGTGCCGTTGCCCCTACTGTGTGAAATATATGCCGCACGAGTGAATCAGCCCAAGAATCCGGGCCGGAGGGTCGCCCCCTCCATGCGGCAAAGTAAGCTGTCTCAAAGTACACGAGGCTGACTGTGGAAAGACACTATACCGGAGGCTTACAGTGCCTAATTATGCACCGGAGAAGGGTAAAGGGCACCCGCCTGTCATGGAGGCGGAAGCGGTGGCACTATGACGGCCACTGAGTGTGCCGACACTTGTAAAGCGGCTGCGCCCGGCGGAGCGTGTAGAGACGGAATCCGCCAACATGCAGGGGCCAGAAGCAGGGTAGCTCCCAGGCTGTGCAACTCAGTCCACCTGCTATATTGGGTCGCTCCCATCCGTGGAAGCCGGACGCTTGTGTAGGGCGATAGCTACCAGCGCTATCCTGCTGAAAACTGCCGTGTTTGCCTGTGCACGGGCCTCCCAATACGGTGTGACAATCTAAGCGGGAAGCGCATATATGCCTCTCCTCGCCGCATGAGGCGGGCGGTGGCACCATTGAGCGGTGGCGGAATAAGGTAGACGCTGACTGGTAGGGGGATACACTCGGTGGAAGTCCGGGGGGCCTGGTGGTTAGGTAAACACGCCCTATGGAACCACGCTGTGAGGTGCAAATCCTCACCCGCTCAAACAATATACGGGTGTAGCTCAATGGAGAGCGTCGGATTCCAAATCCGGAGGTTGGGGGAACAGAGCCTTCCACCCGTGCCAGGGCGCAAGTCCTGACAGAGTTTCTTGGCGAAAGGCAAGTGAGCAAAGCCGAAAAACTCACAACATACCCCGAAAGGGGTATATCTGGACCATTGGCCCGATGGTCGGGCGGGCCCCTCATAAGGGCTTGGTCTTGGTTCGATTCCAAGATGGTCCACCAGAATTAGAAAGGAGTCGCCCAACTGAATGAAGATTGACATTTATTGTCCGGTCTGTGCCGCTGCTGGCATCAATCATGGAAAAGGGCGGCTTTTGATGCAGGTGGATAGCAAGGCAGTTGGTGTTGTTTACCCATACTGTAAGGCTTGCAAGAAGAACATCAAAATCGAATTGAAAGGCGAAAAGAGCGCCTGAAAATATATAGTTTAGTGCCAAGTGCCTCCGGGCAATGCCTGGACGAAGCGTGCCAAGTGCCGATCAGTTACCGAGAAATCCTCGGTAGTTGGTCGGCATTTTTGTTTGTCTGGAGGTGACAAGGTGACTGAAAACGATACTGTTCGAGCTATATCTGAGTGGCCGGTCAATGGTTTGACGGGTCGGCGTAAAATCTACACCGCGAAAAAGAGAGTCACCCCGGAAAACGTGGTGGAGGTGCTGGGCAAGGCACTGGCCGTGCATCGCATCAACAGGGCGGAAATGTCCTATTTGTATGACTATTACAAAGGAAAACAGGACATCCGCTTAAAAGATAAAATCGTCCGCCCGGAGATCAACAACAAGGTGATGATTAACCGGGCGAACGAAATCGTGGTCTTCAAGTCTGCTTACCTCCTGGATGGCCCAATCCGCTATGTGTCCAACGGTGGAGAAGATGATATTTCCGCCAGTGTGAACACGCTCAACGAGTATATGCGATCTGAGAGTAAAGACACTCTAGACAAGGAGCTGGCCGACTGGATGCACATCTGTGGTGTGGCGGTTCGTATGGTACTTCCCGATGAGGCTGGGGAGGAAGATGGCTCTCCCGCCTCTATCTACACCCTTGACCCGAGGGCGGCGTTTTGCATCTACCACAGTGGCGTAGGGCAGAAAAAGGTCGCCGGTGTTCTGGAACAGGTAGACGAGGAGGGCCAGCCATACTTCTGCGTGTACACCCCTGAATGGTATTTCGAGGTGCAGAACGGTCAGATCACTAAGCAGGAAGCCCGTACCATCCCCTACATCCCCATTGTAGAGTATGTGAATAACGACGCCCGCATGGGTGCGTTTGAGCCAGTTATCCCCATTCTGAACGCGATCAATATGATTGAGTCCAATAGGTTGGACAGTATTCAGGATTTTGTCAACGCATATGATGTGTTCCAAAACTGCGAACTAGAAGATGGCCAATACAAAGAACTGGCAAAGGGCGGCATGGCGATAAAAATAAGGAGTTTTGACCAGACCAAAGACGCCAAGGTCTACCGCATTGCTTCTGAACTGAACCAGACCAACACGCAGACCATTGTGGATGACCTGGAGGACGCATACCTGACCATCTGCGGAATGCCGAACCGGAATGGAGGTTCCTCTACCAGCGACACCGGGCAGGCGGTTATTTACCGGGACGGCTGGTCCGCCGCTGAGAGCCGGGCCAAAGACACAGAAAAGACATGGGAGAGATCGGAGCGGGAGTTCCTGCGGCTGGTGTTATATATCTGCCGGGAGACTGGAGATTTGGGCTTGCAGTTATCCGATATCAAGCCGGAGTTCACTCGGAAGAACCTGTCCAACATCCAGTCCAAGGCGCAAGTGCTGGCGGAGATGCTGAACAACAGCAAGATTCATCCGAAGCTGGCGTTCCAATATTCTGGACTGTTCAGCGATCCCGAGGAAGCTTATCGAATTTCACAATCCTATTATGAGGAACAGCAGCGCAAGATGGAGCGGAGCCTGCGAGATGAACTGGAGGCGGGACGAGCAAACGGGGACAATGCGCAACAGAGTAAATCGGAGGATGAAGAATGAAAAAGTTGTTTATTTCTCAGCCCATGAGGGATAAGAGTGATAAAGAAATTCTGAAAGCGCGAGAAACCGCAGTTGGTTTTGCAAAGGCAATCTTAGCAGAGGACGTTGAGGTGATTGATAGCTTCTTTCAACGCGCACCAGAAGACGCAAAGCCGCTGTGGTATCTGGGCGAAAGCCTGAAACTGCTGGCTACTGCTGATGTGGCCTATTTCGCTCCCGGCTGGGACAAAGCCCGTGGGTGCAAAATTGAAAATATCTGCGCTAAGGAGTATGGGATTCACACCATTGAGGCTTGAACAAGATGGATTCTGGATATTACGGTCTCACCGATAAAGCCATCGACCTTTTGAACAGGAGGGCAGTCAAGCGGTTTGAGGACGCCAAAGACGAAGCGGCGCAGAAGGGCTTTGATGAACTCAATGTGCTGGAAGTCACCCGGACGCTATATGACCAGCTGCGCAAGGACAACCAAGATGTCTTTCTTGAACTGGCGCAAGAGCGGTATCAGGAGGCCGAACCGCATGGAGAGGAACCGCCTGATTTAGCGTGGCTGCTGGCGTTGCTGGCGGCGTACAACGCTGTGACGAAAGTCATTTATGACAACGATGTTGACCGCAAGAGGCAGTACACCGCCGAGGGAATCAATTCCAGCACGGCAAAGGTGACAGAGTTCCGGCGGGGGTTGCATTACTGGGCTGACCTGACCGCCGCATACGGGGACATCGTGACCGATGAATCCACCTTGAAAGCCTACCGTGACGCTGGTGTGAAAAAGGTGCGCTGGGTGACTGCTGGGGATGAAAAGGTGTGCGAAACCTGCCGGGAACGAAATGGGAAGATTTATTCCATCAATTCGATCCCACCCAAACCACATAGAAGGTGCAGATGTGTGTATGAACCTATGAGGTAAACAATGAAAAGAAAAATAGTTGCGTTCATTGGAATATTACTTATTTTTTCGATTCTAACAGGATGCTCAAAAGCAATCACAGAGGGAGAAGTTATATCCAAAGAATTTACACCTGCTCATACACAAATTATGTTTATCCCTATTGTTCACACAAACGGGAAAACATCATACACAACGCTTGTCCCTTTTATTTATTACTACAACGACAAATGGGAAGTGACCATTCAGCAGTACGATGATGAACAAAAAGAAATGCTTTCCGCAACATATCGAATTACGGAAGAAGTTTTCGATGCGGTAACTATTGGTTCAGAGTTCGTGTATTCAAATGATATGGAGCCATTGGAGCCAGAATATACAAGAGAACGACAATAAAGTTTAAGCGGCCCAGCCGTTTGATGCAGACGTAGCATTGGGAGGAGAGAAAATGGAAGGTATTATTATGGCTAAGTGCCGTGGATTTGAGGGGAATGTTTTGGAGTTAGATGCGGCCGAACTTTCCACAACGAAATTGGACGGGGAAGTAACGAACCACACTCGGTATTTCATTAAGCTAAGGGAGAAGACGGGAGAAATTATTGAGATAGATGGAGTATTTGCCTCTGACATTGAAATTCAGAGCATTATTACATGATTACAAACGGAATACGGATATATCTGGCGATGTGCCAGTTAATCATGGTAGAGAAACCATAAATCCCAAGCTGGCGGAGATGCCAGGATAATAAAGCCCAAAACATAGTGAGAGAACACTTACAAAACCCAAAAGGAGAATTTACATGAAGATTTCCACTGACAGCATCCATGGTTTCGCCGAAATGAGCGACGCAGACAAGGTTACTGCCCTGCTGGGGCTAGATGTGCCTGACCCGGTTGATCTGAGCGGTTATGTGAAGAAAGAAGTTTTTGACGCCAAGGCGACCGAAGCGGCCAACCTGTCCAAGCAGCTCAAATCCAAAATGACCGATGACGAGGCCGCAAAGGCGCAGGCTGACGCTGATCGCAAGGAGCTGGAGGACAAGTACACCGAACTGCTGCGCAAGTCCACTATTGCCGAGCACACCGCCCGCTATATCGCCATGCCGGGCTATGACGAGAAGCTGGCCCGAGAGACGGCTGAGGCCCTGTTTGACGGAAAGATGGATGTGGTCTTTGCCAACCAGCAGAAAGCCAACGCTGCCTATGAGAAGAAGCTGCGGGCTGATCTGGTGAAACAGGACCCCAAGCCTGACGGTGCTGGTGGTGGGAACGAAGAGAAGAACGAAGCCGTTGAATTTGCCAAGAAACTGGGCAAACAGCGGGCCGATGCTCTCAAAAACGCAAACGAAGGTTTGAAACACTATTTTTGATTAAAAAGGAGAGAAACAGATGAAGTTTACCAAGACTTCTGTTGGCGGCACCATTGAGATTCTGGCCGCTGACGATTTTGTGGCGATCCCCATTTGTGTCACGGAAGCCGCTGCTGTCCCTGCCGGTATGCCCATGACCGCTGCGGGAAAGAAAGTGGCAACCACCTCTTATGCTACCGCTGTTGGTATGCTGCTGTATGATGTGG